ACCAACCACTAGAGATGATAGTGGTGCCCTAAGCTCAGTGCGGTGCGTCCCAGCGGAGCGTTCGCGGGGGCGGCGAAGGATGTGCGCGAAGCGAACGAACGGAGCGCCTGAGCCTGCGACCTTTCTGGCGAATGTCGCGAGACCAACGCGAGAGTTTTCTAGCGAGCTTGCGAGCGTTAAGGAAAACTGCGAGCGAACGTAGTGGTTGGACGAGTGACTTGAAGACAGAACCAGCGAACGTAGTGAGCGGGAGCAGGCAAGGCGCGGAGTGATAGTGAGCGGAGCACATTGCTCGCGAGTAGCGAGCGCCAGCAGTCGCCGTCCCCGGCGCTGCGCCAGTCCCGTCGAGGTAGCGGACACGAGGAGCAGAGAGGTGTCGAAGGGTGGTTAGCGAAAAAACGCCAGCACAATCAAAGACGCTCGATGCGCCCGAAGTGTTCGCGCTCGGCGGCGCGGATGGCGTGCTCCGGGTGGTGGGCCACAGGGCAAAAGGTCACATGGACCGCCCCGGGCGGGCATGAGTGACCTTGGCGTGTGGTGTGGCTGGTAGGGGCGCGGGGGGGAACAGTCAATCACGCAGAAGCGTACCCCCCTCGGACTTTTGCGGCAAAACAAAGGGTTTCCTTTTAGTGCCTTACATCAAGTATCCCTTGATGTGTGAAACCCAGCGCCCCCGTGAGGAGGCACTGGGCTGCGTTTTCACACAACACACAACACGCAACAAAACGTATTAAGCAAGGGCTAGTGAGCAAGGTTTAAATCTTTTAATGTAAATGAAACCCTTCTTCTGCGTTGTCGGGTGCGAGTCCTGCGTCGAAGGCGTTTGTTCATCAGTAAGTGTTTTTTGTCCTTTGTCCTTGACTATGGTTCACACTGGGTACACACTGCGTGTCCTGTCGGTGGCTTTATAAGTGAAATAACCACTAAGAACCCACATTCCACATCCATTAAAGGTGTGTTAAAGGTGTGTGTTATTCTTGTCCGTAGGACAGCTCTAAGTGTACTTAGAGTGTCCCCCGGTCCCATATATGCCCTACCTTTGGTCGAGGTATCCCCATTGGGACGCGAAGGCTTTAGCCATACCGGGGTATGTTCTACTCCGTTCTTTCGCTCTGTCGGGGCTTGGCGGCATTCGCCTGATCCTGTCGTCACGCCCTGTGACCACATTGGTGGGCTTAAGCTTGGGGAGTCCTTTGAGCCAGAAGCAAGTGGCCTTGGTTTCTCCATGCCCAAACATCCATGGTTGAACAATCTGGTCAGGCTCACGCCAGATGGTTGACATAACGGATATGGGGTTCTCCACGCATATCCTTGGGATATCAGCCTTGGCTAGTTTCATAAAGAACGAGGCGGCTACCTGTTGGCGTCCGTCTTCTCTTTTCTCTTTGTGGTTCTGTCGTCCAGAGACGCTCAGGTGGTTGCATGGCGGGTGGGCAATCATCAAGTCCCACGGGTAGTCCAGCACGTCTCTGATGTCCCCTTGGTAGTGCCAGCCGGGTCTTTCGGTGGGAAGGAAGTCACACGACATGGCCTTATGGCCCATTTCGACAAAGGCGTCCCTTGTGAGCCCTGTAAACTCACAAGCAACAAGCACCTTCATTGTGAATGCTCCCATGTCTACAAGCGCCACACCCGGATTATTGCGGGTGCTGCGAGGCTTTCGACGGCTGACACGACCTGTTCTTCTACCTTTTCGGAGAGCACTCCGCTAGTATTGAACGATAGGCCAGCCAAGTCGAGCGCACAATGAATCACTTCATGCACTAGTGTAGCCCTGAGCAACTGACGGTCCCTTAGGATGCTTTCGTGGATGTTGATACACCTTAGTTCGGGGTCGAACTCAGCGAGCCTTCCCGGCATCTCTTGTTTCACATGAACGGGAATCCTTTGCCCTGCCACGTTGATGAATTCGGGGGGTTCAATGGGGTTCATGTCGTTATACCCAAGTCATTTTTCGGGCCTTTTTACCCATATAGGAGTCCTCAAACTTGCGTAATTCGGCGTCTATCTGGTCAACTTTACGTTCCTTCATGCGGTTATCGGCATCTTGGGCCATTTGTTCGGTCCAATAGGCAACCGCCATACTCAGGGCGTCTAGTCTGTCGTCATGTGTGATGGCTCCGCGCTGGTTGGTCAGCCGGGACATCTGGTAAATCATCTGGTATTTCAGCTGTGATTCCAGCGGATACGTCTGTGCGCTTTCATAGTCATGTTGTATGACTTTCGGGTCAACTACGAGCCTGTGTTGGTTCATGACGGGCTCTAGGGTGTCGATGATTCTTCTTTCTTTCTGGATGTTGTGTCTGACCTCCTCGACGGTGCACGGGTGAATCTTGATGAGGACGGGTTTGAACAACTCAACGAACATCCCGTCTCCGAAGTTGCTTTCGACCACGATGGCGTTGACCTTCTGTTTCTGGGCCTTGACGGCTAGAGCCTTGAGGACTTCATCGCTGTAGCCCCCTTGGATTCCCCCGGCATCGACCACATACAGATACCCATTGAGCATCTTGACGATGGCGTATCCGGTTTCGTCCTTACCCCGTCCTGAGGGGTCAATGGACATCACGGAGCCCGTATAGGGGACGTAGGACCCTAGGGTTTCCATGGGGCGGTAGAATCTGTCCCCTGCGAGCGCCACGTTGGGCACAGAGGAGTCCCACTCCAGTTTAGGGTCCCGTGCCCACACAAGCTTCTCCGGGGCCACTGAGGGGTCCACAGACATCACTATGAGGTCGCTGGTCTTCAGGGGGAACCTGTCAACGTCGCTCAGCCGGGTATCCAGCATGAACTGCATGGCGAACCCGGTGCGTCCGTAGGACGCCTCGCGCTCCGCTAGGTCGATGTCAGAGAACCTCAAGGGCTCTGTGGACTCTCCTTCGCGGGTGTCGTCCACACAAATACTACTCACACAACCATCGTAGCTAAGCTCATTCACCTTCTCGGTGATGTGTTGAGAGGGCCAGATGCGCTTTATGTAGCCTCTCTCAGAGAGCTTGTTGTAGATGGTGTCCTCGCTCTGGGGTGTTCCTAAGAACAACACCTTTGAATCATCATCAGGCTTGAGGATTGCGTCGAACTCCTTGACCTGTTCGCCAAGCTTGTCGCGCATCCCTTGGGTGGCGCTATTGCTGACCACCTCAACGTCATCTGCCACGATGATGTCCGCTCGGGAACCCGTCAGTTGAGACGTGATTCCCAAGGATTTGACGGAGGGGGCGTGGGAGGCTGGCGCAGGTCCGACATCAAAGGAGATTTTGCTGTATCGCTGTTTGTCGTTGGGTCGGAGATGAGCGAGAAGAGGGAGTTCATGGATGAGTCTAAGTGTAAAAGTGCTGAAATCGTCTGCTCTTGTTTTTGAAGCAGAGACGACAAGTATGTTTTTACTTGGGTCGAGCAAGAGCTGGTGGACAACGTATGCAGAGCAAATCCAACTTTTACCGACTCCCCTAAAGCCTTCGATAATAACTCTTCGGTCTCTTCCTTGCATGTAATTAGCGATTTCATATTGTATTTTGGTTGGGTCTGGTAAGTTTAGTTCCTTCCAGACGATGTAAAGAAAGTTGCGGAAGTCCTTGAGCTTTTCGGGAACGTCCATGGGTCTACTTGTTGTTCCCTCTGTTCTTCTTCTTGCTCTGGATTCTCAGGTTTGAACGGCTGTTGTTTTGTGGGTTGCGGTCATTGTGGTGAACGTCCTTGCCGTCCCCCTTGCTGGCTCTCTTGGATTTAATCATCATGCGCCTAGCTTTGTTGCGGCCAGCCCTGCGTTTCTTTTGGCGCGGCCTCTTGTGGTAAGAGTCGTATTCCTTTCTGTAGTTCCTAGCCATTGGCTGCTTCGTCGAAGGGTAAGATTTTAATAAGGCTATCCATCGGGTTGTCCTTGGAGAGCCCGGCGTGGATTCCATTGTCCTTAAGCAGTTGCCGTGCGGCGTTAAGGTCGCTTGGAGCTGCCTCACCTGACTCGATGCGCGAGATGAACTCGGTTATGAGCAGGTTCTGGAGTTCCTTTAGTTGGTCCTCTTGGTTGGTTACTTGTTTCTCCATTCGTTGTAGGTCTTAAGGATTAAATAACAAAGAGTAGTCACACCCACCGCAATACCGACAATCAAGTTGAT